GTTTGACACTTTTATCTGGACAGAGTGGAGCAGGTAAATCGACTATTTTAATGGCGATATATTTTGCCTTATTTGGTGTCGGTAAAAAAATAAGTTCGAAAGAAGGTAAAACAAAGGTTATATTGGAAATAAAGGATTTAAAAATAGAACGAACAAAGAGACCAAATAGATTGATTGTGAAAAACTCTACAGGTGAATGGCAGGATGATGTCGCACAATCAATAATAAACAATGAGTTTGGTTCTCATTTTGACGTTTCATGTTATCTAAACCAACAAGGAGAAAATTCATTTGTTAAGATGAGTCCAATTGATAAACTATTGTTTTTAGAGAAATTTTCCATTAATGATTTTGATATTCAATCTTTAAAGAAGAAGTTAAAACATATCACTTCTGTGGAAAAAGAAAACTGGATTAGACACCAATCCAGTTTTGAAATGGTTCAAAATGTATTAAATGAATGTATTTTACCTGAACCCCCTTCTAAATCTAAACCTATAGAAATGAAGGATGAAGGGTTTATAGATCGTCCAATTGAACAAGAACTATGGGAAACAAAAACTTTATGTAAAGAGGTAAAAAATAGAACCGCTACAGTCAAAAATGAAAACATGATATTAAATGAATTACAGGATAAACTATCCGAATTACAAAATAAAAATAAAGGTGATGTTGTTCTATCTAAATTAAAACACAAAATAAAAATGTGTTCAGAAAAAAGAAAGTATACGGTTCTACAGGAACAACTTGAAGATACAAAGAAAATGATAGAAAATGAAATAGAATCCAGTAAAAAGAAAATAGAAAAACGTATAGATGAATTACAAAGTAAAGAACCTGAATACTCCTGTTCCGAATTGAAGAAACAGATAGAGAATATCGAAATAAGAAACCAAGAACAAACCAGTGTCAACAATTTGAAAAATAGAATTGATAAACTTTCTAGTAAAATTAAACCTGTAGATGTCTTGATAGAAAATCGTATCAAAACTGTCGAAGAATTAAAAGGTAAAACTACTAATCGTATTAAAGTATTTAATTGTCCTTGTTGTTCCGAGAAAGTTGTTCTTTCATCAGAAAAATCAAGTAGTCTTGAAGTTTATGACCCTGAAAAACACGTGATTAACGACACATCGAGTACACTTACTGTAGAGGAATTACGTGAACGTATCATTAAAATAGATAATGCATTACAAAAACAAGAATTTATCCAACAACAGATAAAAGAATTAGAAGATGAATTAAAAGATTATTCCGTAGATACAGCAGGAGAAGAAGTCGATGTTTCTACACTAAGAGATAAATTAAATATGGAAAATAATAGAATTAGAAAACTAGAAAAACTTATTGAAAGGAGAGATGGTGATTATAAATCATCCACCTTGATAATGTTGGAAGAAAAACTTCACACCATTCGAAACAAAATAGATGAATTACCGTGTTTTTCAGATGAGAATGAAATCGACAATGAAATCGACAATGAAGATGAATTAAGAAATGAATATGAAGAACAAAAGAGAATCAGGACAGAAATACTAACAATTAATAATCAGATTGAAAATACTTCCAGAAGAATTTTGGAACAAACTGAACAAACTGAACAAAGTAAAAAAGAACACACTCTAAAATGGGGTAAAATAAGAAATCCAAATAAACTGAAAATACTACTGGAAAGACAAAAACTTTCAAGGGAATGGATAGAATGGGAAAAGGAGAAACAGAACTGGGACAATAAAAATACTAAAGTAACAGAAGAACGAATAAAAGTTGATGATTCGAATAAAAGATACACTGCTACTTTGAAACTAAAGGAAAAGATACTAAGAAGTGAAAGTTTAATATTGAATAATATGGTCGAAAACATTAATATTCATGCACAAGAATGGTTAGACTTATTCTTTCCAGATACCCCTCTTCACAGCACACTGAAAACTTGGAAAACAAATAAAAAAGGTACTAAACCTACTATAGATATCGAAATACAATACAAAGATAGAGAAATAGACGTAAATAGTCTAAGTGGTGGAGAATTCGCACGATTAACATTAGCATATACATTAGCATTATCAGATGTATTCAAATCTCCATTAATTATGTTGGATGAATGCACAGCGTCGTTAGATGAAGAATTATCCTCTACCGTATTCGATAGTATAAAGGATAAATTCTCGTCCAAGTTGGCTCTGATTATAGCCCATCAAGTTGTTAAAGGTGATTTCGACACTGTAATCAATTTATAAGAAAAGATAATTTTATTCCCATAGGAAACAGGAAATAAAATTATAATACAACATCAACATCAACATAACGATAACAAACGATATCACGTCTTCGCACACGAATAACATCACCTTTCTGATAGTTATAATACCTAGCGATAGGATCCACCGTAAACATTATAGGGAGTTTTTCAATATTCTTTATTTTTACCATAATACTCTTAATTTCATCTTTAGTCAGTTTTTCAAATATAGGTTGAAGAGAATGTTTTGTTATATTATATTGTAACTCATTAACAGAAAAATACTCCACCTTTATATTCTTTATATTGTTAATTATTTTCAATACAAAAGGTGTTATAGATTCTTGATACATAATAATTATATGCTTCATCTCCCTTTCTTCCGTTATTGATAATATCTCCTTCAATGTTTTTATACATAATTTAGTGATTGTAGTGATGAAAATACCTATATCCTCTTTCCCTTCCCCCTTAAAGAGAATATAATCACTATTCTTACTATCATTCACAATACTATAACCTCTATCATTCATCATTTCATTCAACGTATCAAACGCTTTGTAATTTTTCGCATCTTTATTAAGAGAATTCATTTCCTTCTTTCCTTCTTTCCTTCTTTCCTTTCTATATTGGTTTCCAAGTTGAAAACAATTCATTTTATTACATAATCTCTCATACCGATTATATAATATAACTAATTCATTTTCTCACTTTCTCTATATATTCAATTGCCATGCTCACATTTATATACAACAATATGAGTTTTTCTTTCGAAACTTACAAATTCTAAATTGAGAGCCTTAAGAACACTTTTATATTTATCAATAAGACACTGCTCTTTATATTCATCATTACACTGATGACATCCAATTAACTCAACTTGAAGTACTAAAATCAATTGATTTTGTTAAGAAATTTTATATATAATAATGGATCATCATCCTTTACATCCTTTACATCCTTTACATCTTCTTTTACCAAAATTAATTTATAATACGTTGATCCATCATATTTTACATTATAATTTTCAGTACCAACTTGTATTGTTAACAAATAAGGTGTATTTTGTTTATATGCTTCAACAGTAGTATATCCATTAGCCATAGATACGTAAGTATAATTTTTATCATTATCTTTCTGACAATCGAATTTCACACAATCAGTATTATCAAAACATTTGTCATAACAAAAGAAGTTCGGCTTGTTGTTTTCATCATTAATAACATATTTTCTCTTATCTCCCTCATCGTCCACACTGCTTTTTGTTTGTGATAAAGTGACAGTGTGTTTTCCCATATTTTTAACGGATGTTAGTTCATCTTTAACTGATTTCATAAAATCCAAACTGATGTTATATTTACCATATGATAATCTATCGATGTTTATCTTTTTTGGTGGTTTATTTACATGTGTAATGTATATTATTATAGCCGAATATGCTATAAACATAATGACTATTGATATTATAAAAATCAATTTCCAATTCCATTTTTTAATATTATTTTTTAAATCCATTTATTAATAAATGGGAAAAAATAATATTAAAACAAACTGGACTAAAATTATATTATGGATAATATTTTTATTCATTATAATAGTTTCCGGTATATTTATAATAAAAATATTAAACAAAATTGGTAAAATAGCATCACCAGTGGGAGATCTGATTAGAGATTCGGCTAAATTGGAATATTTATTAGCACAAGCTTGTTCTAAACAAGCTGATTGTGAAAAAATTACTGATAAAGACAACTGTGAAAAACTTGATACAAATGGATGTGGTTGGAATGATAAAAATGGAAGTTGTGTAAATATATTCAAACGCGATGTAGGTACTATGAATAATCCTTTTGTTTGTTACTCTGGGATGTTTGCTATTCTTACTCTTGGATTGTCATTCTTACTTTTGCAACTTGTAAAATTAATTATGTCAATTAAGAAACCATCAAAAGAGGTTGACGCTATAGCTACTGCAACAAATAAAGATCCAAAGGCGGTAGAAAAAAAATTAATTGAGACAGTTAACGAGCTTGAAGCAAGAATCGAAGATTTGGAAAAAAATAAAGATGAAAATGACCAGTTAAATAAAGAACAGATAGAAATTGCAGTTAAAATTGCTTTAAATGAAAAGATTGATGAATTATTAAATAATTCAAAAAACGCGAACAGTGCCGAAGCTAATCAAGCTAAAAAAATGTTTGAGGACTTGAAAGAATCATCTATAAACGAATATAAAGATAATGCAGAAGACAAAAATGTCGCAGAAGATGAGGTAAATGAAGCAAAAGACGCCGGTAAAGAAATTGCAAAGGGTGTGGAGGGAATATAATTAAATATTTTTTAAACTACATTTAGTTTAAAAAATAAACTGTTTTACATTATTATTTTTCACAATTACCTTTTTCTATACTGTCAGCTGACACGACTCCATTAGCAATACTTACACCCGTTACTGCTAAAAGAATAATTCCTGCAATAATACCAAAGGGAGTTAGAGCAAAAGCACCAGCAGCAGTAGTAGAAAGTGAAGCTACAACTCCCATTCCAAACACCGCATTCATTCCAGTTGATACAGTTGTACTAAGGATGGATTGCGTTTTACCATCTGGATTTCTTTTACAAGGAGCTAATATACCATTTTTTCTTTTACTTTCTATAGAAACAGCAGTCTGCCAATAACTTGTGTCCCTGCTTGAATTGTTAAGCATCCAACCCAACCAACCACCCGCTAAATCTTGTTGATCTGATAAAAATAAATTAATGAAACTAACAAAATCTTGGGAATTATCAGGATTAATTATACCTCCAGAAAAAAATTCTGCAATTATCTTAGAATCAGGTTCTATTGTCATTCTAGAAAACGGATTATGTCCATTTTCTGTAAAATCATACCACAATGATGTAGGATCATCATCATTTAAATCTGGGTTTGGAACCCACTGATGGCCTTTGTCTTCATCATTATATATATATATCCATTTAGGTGGTTTACCATCTTCGGGTTTTGGTCCATTAAGCCATTCAGACATAAGACCCGCCCAATTTTTAGCAAGTTTATCGGTTATTATACCTGATGCAGAAGGATAAACACCATCATTATTTAATACAAAATATATTCCTTTTTGATTTTTACCATTTTTTTGTATCGTATATTCTTTCGATACATATTCTGCTATGATATTTATACTACGATTCTTTCTTAGTCTCCAATCATAAAATTTATCATCTGTATCATCTAAAGCTATAGTCTGACATAGATGTTTAGGTGTTAAAACACCTAATTGTTTTCCATTCAAATCCAATCTGATTGTTGGAAATATTCTTTGAATAAGAAATCTGTACATTGGTAATGATAAGTTGTTGATAGGTGTTCCCGTTGTTGTTTTAGAAATCAAATAAAACAAATTACTTTCTTCAGAAGAAAATAACGTTGTTAAATTAAAAATTTTGTCATACTTTTTACCATCATTTTGATACCACCAATCATAATACCTTTTATATTTCAACCGTATATTTATATATTGATTCACAACGTGTACAATAATCAATAAAATAAATACAATGACTAAGAAAATTGTATATGCTTCCATTGTTTATTATTTACATAAAAATAATAAAAACGTGGTTAAAAAACCATTTTTTTCAAAAAATTATATAATCTCTCACAATGATTATATAATATAATTTTATTAAAATAATTAAGGGTATATTTAAGATACTTACAGAACTGGGAAACCAAGGGCCCCTCCGGATACACGAACAATGTTGTTGTTGATGGTGGTAACAACCATTTCGAATTTTTGTGCCTTTTTGGGATCGCCTGTATTATCATCGGCATCTTTCTTACCATCTGCAGCAAGTTTAGCATCAAGTGATGGTTCAGCGCGAATAGTGACGTTGGTCAACTTACCGTAGTTGGTAGAACCGGTTGGGTCGACGCCGCACATATCGAGGGCGTAAGAGTACATGTGGTAACCAGTTTCTGATGGAATGGTAGTAGCATGGTAGTATGGTTGGACCAAAGAGTAGAAATCAGAACCCATGTTGGAAAGACGGTTAGTGTTCTCATAAATGATACTAGTGCGGATGATAGGGTCAGAACCTTTTTTAAGAACACCAGTATCGTGTTCAGGTTGTCTTGTAGTATAGTTAGAACGTTCGTTATCATTACTTAGATTCGGAGTGATGTTTCTAACAGCGAAGAATAAAGCCTTGACAGCATGAGAGAAACGAAGGTCGAAGTTTTGAGGATTAGATGGGTTGAATGATTGACGAGGAGCAGTTTGAACCTGTTCAATGAGCATATCACGAGGAGCACAAGCCATACGTTTACGTTCGTCATTAGAAACAATCGAGTAGTTAGACCAGACCTGAACTTCATCAAGAGATGGAACAGGACTGACGTTACCAGAAGTGTTTTGTACTACATCGCCATCAGCGTTAGTGAGGACCAAGAGATCTTCCCATCGGCGGAACTTGAAGCTAATTCTAATTTCGTTATATGGGAGAGCAGCAGTTGGAAGAGCAACACCAGTGTCACGAGAATAGAACAAAGGAATAGGTAAGTTCAACACCTTGTCTTCAATGGAAGTTTGAGGACTAGTGGGGAGAGAGAAATCATTAGTATTTCCGATCATATTGTCATAACCGACTCTCTTACTGGCAGGAACGGTGAAGGCCGTCCAGAAATCGAGATGGTAAGTGTCGATTCTGTGAGCAACTAAGTCGTTGAAAGAAATGTTACATTCTTCAACCAAGTTGTGCATGAAGTTTCTGCACCAACGGACATTACCAGTGGCGACACCTTGAGCTTTAACTCCCTTAACGGTCAATCTCAACCAACTGTGTAAGAGGTAGTCACCGGCACGGGAAACGGAAACAGACCATTCTTGTCCGAATCCAGGAGTACCAGAGGAACGAGAGAGAACGACTGGGACTTGTGTGAACCAAGTAGATTTACGTGTTTGACGGACAAAGTATGTGGTGGCGGTTGCTCCACCGAATAAATACTTTTCAAGTTCATCGAAAGTTGCAAGATCGATGAAACCAGATGTTAAATTAGAAGAGTTCATAGACATTTTATTTTATTATATAATAGATTTTTTTTTTAAATTTTTTTAAATTATGTCGAAAATTGTTTTAAAGATATATAAAAAAATATGGTCTAAAATAGATTTATATAGGTATATAAATATACTATACTGTAAAATGAATATAAATCAAATGGAAAGTGACATCGACATACTTCGAATACATGAAGATATCAATAACAATATAAAAATTCAATTGGATAATAGAGTTTACATTGAACGTCGATTAAATCATATAAATAGTATCTTAGAAAATGATGATTTGAAAGATACTATTTTACGTAAATGTGAAAAAATCAAAAAAGAATTAATTCAGACGTTGGATAATATAACGAACAATTACTATTTCTATATAAATGAAAGTACTCCGATTATTGAATCTTACAAGGATATGTTGAAAAAGCCTATTAAGATGTCTTTCATGGGTAAAAGTGTTAGTAATAATGAAGATAAAAAAAAATTGGTCATTAGTTACATCGAAATTGTAAAGAAGTATAAACTCTTTGATAATGAAATAACAAGTATACATGACAATACACGGAAATTTATTTGTGATAACTGTAATAATAAAAAGCATTTTGATTTCATAGAAGATGATACTGTCTTGGTGTGTAAGAAATGTTTTAATCAAAAGACTATATACAATCCGATGATTTCATATAATGATAATGAACGTGTAAATATGTCTAATAAGTATACATACGATAGAAAAGTTCACTTCAGAGATTGTATTAATCAATATCAAGCTAAACAAAATAGTGTTATCAAACCTGAAATAATGAAAGCACTAGAGGAAGAGTTTAGAAAACATCATCTATTGAATGAAAAAGATGAGAATGGAAACCCTACACCTGACAATATTAAATTCAGAAATATAACTAAAAAACATATAATGATGTTTTTGAAGGATTTGAAATATACAAATAATTATGAAAATGTTAATCTTATTCATTATAAGTTTACAGGTATACCACCACCTGATATTAGTCATCTAGAAGATAAACTTTTACAAGATTTTGACATATTGACGGAATTGTACGATAAAACTTTCAAAGATATAAACAGGAAGAACTTCATTAATACTCAATATGTTTTATACCAGCTTCTGTCTAGACATAAATTCAAATGTAAAAAAGAAGAATTTGTTATACTGAAAACAGTTGATAGGAAGTTTTTTCATGATAAGATTATAAAAACTCTTTTTGAAATATTGGGTTGGAATTACAAACCTTTCTTTTGAACAATTGATTTAAAAATAGACAAAAGTATTAATAGCAAGTAAAAATATAAAGATGAAGATTGTTTTAAAAAAGAATAAAAAGATAGGTAAAATTTGGCATCCACAAACAAGGTTGATTTTCAAGAGTGCAAATGAAAGAATTGTTGTAGGATATTTAAATGATGATGAAAGTATTTCCAATCTATCCGAAGAAAATGTTAAAGTATGTAAAGAATGGGGTTTTAGATTTGAAAGTGAAAAGGACGAAAGTGAAAAGGACGAAAGTGAAAAGGACGAAAGTGAAAAGGACGAAAGTGAAAAGGACGAAAGTGAAAAGGACGAAAGTGAAAAGAACAGTGAATGTGATACAGAACTTGATAATGTTAATAATGTTGTAAATGAACAAACTATGAACGATAAAGAGCAAAGGGAAAGTAAAGAATGTGTTGAATTAGATGTCGAAAGTGTATTAAATGACGTTTCCAATTATATAAAGGGAGTTGAAAATAATTATAACGAATTATTAGATAAATATAATAAACTATCTACTAAATTTAATCAATTAAGAGTATTATTGAATTAGATACTACTGTGATGATTTTTTTATTTTTTTTTCTTTATGATAGTAATAAATGAATAAAGATTATAAAATTCTTATTATAGTATTAGTTCTCGCAGCTGTTGCTGTAGGAATTTATTTTATTGTTAAAGCAGTTGAAAAGAAAAAGGATAAGGGTGATAAGGAAAATTTCGGTATGATTCCATCTAGAAAAATTAAACTAGATAAAATCGGAGCCAGTAGTATGAATGCTGTTGAAAAGGGTAACATATATTCTATTCCTGGAACTTATCAATCTCAGTTGTCCCCTCGATTTTCAAATGTAGGATATAATGCTTATATTAGATACAATTTACCTGAAACAAAGAATTTAGCAGTACCCACTGACCCTTTATCTCAAAGTAACTTAGTTGAGGAATTCATTAATAAAGTAGATGTTTCACCAGCAACACAAAATTATTACGATGCTGTCCAAAAGGTACAGGAAGAAGCAGAAGGTGCTCAACCAGTTAGTCATTTACCTGTCTCAGATATGACAAGTATTTCTGAAGATGCTCAACCTATCGTTTATGACAGATTCATGTACGCAAACCGTAACACTCGTTTGAGAGCTCAAGGTGACCAAATTAGAGGTGACTTACCTATTGTTCCTTGTCAGGAAAGTTGGTTCCGTCCATCAGTACAACCTCACATCGATTTACAAACTGGTGCTATGAATGTATTGGCTGGACCTAACAATGAACAGTCAAAGGCTATGGCTACATTAGTTGCAATGTCTACTGCTGGAACTGAGACGATTGTTGGTGGTGTCGATCTTGCAACTCATTATAACACCACCCTATCAGCTGGACAAAGTGATGTTACTGTGGCTGCTTATCCTTAAGATAATTAATAATAGTTTTTATAACCTAAAAGGTAGTTATAAAAATTAACAAATTATATTAATGTTATTGCTTCGTTATGATGCATTATCATTGAAGGTGTATTCAATAAATAAAAATATTTATTATATATTTCCTTTTTAACATGGGGTGGAATAGAAAATTTTTTACCTTCTGGATACAACAGTATAGTGTTTAATATACTCTTGTACCAACTTTCATTTTTAACTGGATATGGTTGCAGTGATGTTAGTTGTTTGTAATAGTTTGGTGATAAAGCTACAACTTCAAATGATACATCAGATGGATAAAACTTATTGTAAAATTCTGGTTTGTAAGTGGTTTTAAAATCATTAAAAACATCAATGTAATTATTCAATATTGCACTTTCTTTAGTGTTGTAATATGTCTCTAACATCTGTAACTTGTATATTTTCACAATGAAATCATTTTCATCCCTTATATTTTCAAAGATACATTTAGTATCTTTTAAAGTGATATTAGGGGTCTTCTCAAAAGTTTGGAAAAGTTTCACGTCATCTTTGTTACTAAGTATTCCATATAAATAATTAACTACATCAATAGGTATTATCTTATCATTTTTCACATTAGAAAGATATTGGTAATTACACATGGAAGACAACTTCATTTTCATATTTCTACAATTGAGTTTTTCTTTAATGAACATACTTATCATACAATTAAATTTATTCCAATCAGTGGATGATAATGTTCTATTGTATAATATTTCCTTCAAGCTTGTAACTAGTAAAGATATAATGTCGGATGAAATATTACTATTAAAAACATTGACATAACCTGTAAATACTTTGTCATGAATAACTCTTGATTTGCCGTAATCTATGATACGTGCTATATACTTACTATGCATTTTCCACAGTCCTTTACCATTGTACATATTATAAACCAAAGGTTCTTTATTAGTATTCGATGTGATCATTATATTCCATGGGACTAAATCACCGTGAATAAAACCAAATCGTTCTTGTGCTTCGTATATAGATAGTATAATTTGTATACATATTTTAATATATTCATCAAATACAAATTTAGATGATTTAATATAATCCTGTAACGTTATACCTTTTACATATTCGGAGAAAATATGAAATCCATTTATATCTTGAGTCCACCCTAATGTTCTGGTAAAGTTTTTACTATTAAGATTATTAATACAATTGTATCCGATATATACCTCATTTCTATGTTCCTCCATTTTACGTTGATTTAAAGTAGTTTTTACGGTAAATATATTATACAATCTAACCAACGACAATTTACTTTTAAATAGTATAGTAGAGTTGTTTTCTACTTCAGTCATACATAAAGTAGATGGTTTAACAATATTAGGTTTTTTAATACTAAGTATCTTTCTCATATGTGTAACATCATCATTGTATGTATTCCTTATACTTTTCAATATATTATTTACATGTTTAAAATGTGTTTCAGAAGACATCAATTCATCAATCAACTTTTTAGCTCGAATGGTTATATCATACACTTTGTCATCATTTTTCTTACACCAATTTATTTTATCAATTAAATCAGATAAATCCTTTTTAACAGGTATATAATGTTCCCATTCCTTTAGTTTATCAAAATACCACAAATCCCATTCTGAACCTACTAATAAAACAACACTACCTGATTTTAAATTACGTGTCAATCTAAAAGCAGTTACATGACCATCAACACATATCAAATATTTATATTTATTTTGTTCTTGTTCACTCAACCATTTTTTTACAGGTATATTTATTTCATCTGGGTTTATAATTTGTAAGTATTCACAGTCTTGTAATTTTCTAGGACGACAGTTCCATTTTGTAATACCTGCATCTAGTAAGTTAGTATCATTAATACTATGAGACAGTGTAGCCAATTTAATTCTAATATTATTATTTTCATTTACACCTGCACCAGTACTTGTACCTCTCCAAATAGCAACATCTTTTTTTCTATTCCATTCAATAGAGTGAATTTCTTCATTCACTGTAAGTATTTGTTCCATATCATCCCATGTTGGAATTGCAACGTCAGCATAATCAGAAGCCGAAACCATTGATAATATAGGAGCATAATTATTATAGTTATGACTAATAAGTGGTTTATCTTTAGTTCCCCAAATATGATGATATGGTTCAGTACCATCTCTCTTTAGAATAGGAAAGTCTCTTTTGTTGACAAAAAAATCAATATCTGGAACATCTTCTTTTTCACATAACATTGAAAAATATTTCTCCACGGTGTCTATATTCCTGTCAGTCTCTCTTGGAGGATATTCATAACGCAATAAACAATTATTTGACCACCATTTACTAAAATCATTATTCAATCTTTTTTCATTCCATTTTCTACCTTCATTCAAAGCACATTGTCTTATAATATCACTCACCTGCTTACCTGAGGGTGCTTTAATAAGTTCACCCCATTCATTCTTGAAATGCATGTTAGTAAATGGTAAATACAGTTGTATTTTACCATTTCTTATACTGATAAACACTCCCTTTTTTATCTTATAAAACATATAATAAAAGGTGTTCAAAACAGAGCTTAAATCCCTGTTTTTGTATTTTTCCCAACATTGTAGAGGTGTCGTGTCTACATTGTTGTTGATGTTATTATTTTCAAGAGTTGAAAATAATGAATATAAAAATTGATCTTCATCTCCTGCTACGGATGCACTCAAATTTTTATATCTAATATTCATTTGGGTTTAGTAATTTGTATCAATCGAGTTTTTTAAACTTCAATTTATCCTTTGTAACAGATTCTCCTTTTTGAACTTGTTCAATCTCGTTTAGAACGGGGTTTGGATTTTGTATCCCACTATTCCTAAGTATGTCTAGGATAATTTCATTTTTTTCTTTTTTGGTACCTATAGATTTTCTTGATTTAGATTGCTCCAATACAATAGCTGTTTTGTTATATTTCATCCCATATTGGTCATTTTTCTGTAAATACTCTTTTATAGTGGTCTCTAACACTTTGTATCTTTTCCTCAGTTCTGTATTACGTTTGTTATTCAATTTGATTTCTTGACGAATTGCATCTATTTCTTCTATGTATTGACGTATTGACATTTTAGTATAATAGAATAATAATCTTTATAACATTATAGAATAATTTATAATACTCTAATTATAAATTATATGACCAAAGTTAACCAGTTATACACTCTGAATACGCATAGGATTTGCTATAATACCGGTTTTTCTAACACCTTCCTCGATTCTTACAGAAGAAGGTGTTACTCCGTAATTGTGAAATCCACCAGCCTTCACCTTTGGTTTTAACGTTTTAAATTCTCTAGAACTATTATCCATTCCAGTCCCTATCATTCCTCTGGCAACAGAACCAGTGAAATCATAAGTTGGACGATTTTGTTTCAATATTATTTCATTCTCCCATGTATTCTGATTAACACTGGTTTTAGCAACTGTTTTATTTGTTTCAACATTGTTCGTATTAGTGTTTTCCTTTATGTGACTTTCAGGTGCAATTCTATCACTTTGATAAGACCCTTCATGTTGTGTTTTTTTGATATTTGTATTCATTTCACCCTTTAAAGATTCTCGAATATTAATAGTATCCATATTATCATATATTTCAGTAACACCAAAGTTCTTTATGTTTTTATGAGTTGGTCTCGATGAAATTTTCCGTAAACTATTAAATACCTCTTTTGTATTCTCTGCTGTACCACATGTTCTAAGCTTTTTAGAGAAATCAAGCCACTGTTTGTTTGTCTCACAACTAGTTACGTTTCTACTCTGTCTAGATAATGGTAACAATTGTTCTTGTCGTAATATAGGAGGGCGGAATGCACCATCTCTCATTATTCTATATGGTAATTTAGCAGAACCATTTTGTGATTGAATAGTTTTAGTAATACCACCACCGTTACCTCCATAATTTCTATATTCGACAGATACCATAGGATTTACACCCCTAGCAAACTTTAAAACATTTTCCATAATACGATCATCTGATTCATCTATAGTTCTTGTTATAGAATTGTTATCACCTACCTTATTTATCCTTCTAGTCATTATAGATTTAGGAGGGTCTCTTAATATATTCATATTAGTTCCCCATCCTTCTATTGAAGGAAGAGTTATTTTACCTCTACCGTTTATTGCTGAATAAGATATTGACATCCTTTTTATAGTAAATCAAAATTTTTTTTTCGTAGGGATAGAAATTATCTTCTTGGAGCGGTAGAAATAGGAGCCATTTTTCTTTGCCAATTAACAGAATTATTTTTACGCATCAATCTTTCCTGTAAATCTGTTCTAAATTCAGTAGTATCCCTCAACCATGATTTATGAGCGTCTTTACGATAATTACCCTCTATAGGACCTCCATCTCTCTGAGGTCCGTATGCTTCAGCCCATGATTGATGGTCAACCTTACTTCTTGTAATATAATTAGGCATTCTGATTGCATTTACATCATCGTAAAAATATTTTGGTTGTCCTAGTAAAGGATCTATATAAGTTCTTTCATGAGTTCCATACCCTGTAAATCTTGGGTCATATACATTATATTCAGTAGGATTTGTATTGGTGGTTTGTTCATCTACCTCATCTTCACCAAAATAAGTTCTTTCATAATTTACATCACCATTATTAAAAAACTGTCTTTTCAAATGTGGAAATTGAGGTGTCATTGAAATACCTATATTTGTATTCAAAGGTTCGTTTACATCAGTGTTAGTATAAACACCAGGTTGAATTACAGAAGTGAATACCTGTTGATTTCTTTGTCTCTGGGCAGGTGTATTCATACAGTGTGGAACATCCATGTTTATAGCTAGACCATTTTTTGAACTATTTTTGTTTAAACAACAACCTGTCGTCAGTGGTTGAAATCTTTCTTTCAAGGTATTTGGAACACTTTCACTAACAGTGACATAACCAGAATTATATTCATCAAATGGTTTTGAAGTATTAATACCAGAATGTGTTGTTAACGCACTAGTTTTCCAATGATCTAAATCATGAGACCTAGCAACAATAACTGGTTTTTCCAGTGTTTTAGGGTTTTGACCATATGCTAATCGCTGATTTATACTTGGTTTGTGTTTATTTCTACCGATAGGAACACCGTCTTTACAGAAAATATCGTGTTGATTTTTTTTACAGAATTTACTTTGTGGTTTAGAACCATAAGTTGCATTATTGTATTCCGAACGAACCGGAGAATGATGAACATTTTCATATTTTTCTCTCATTGTATTTCTTTTTATGTAATACATTATAATTATAAATATTAATGAAATCAGCAAGAAGAACACTGAATTTTTATAATTAAACAATAATAACAAAAGCCATACCAGTAATACTAAACGTGTTATTGAATTCAATTGTTCTTCTAAACTGTCTTTGCTTAACGGTATTACCGTATAATTACAAAACAATTGAGTTATCTTTTCCAACCAAAAAGTATCTTTTTTACAAAATTTCATATTTATTTATATAGAAAAAAATGATATTATATTTTAGTACAATAGTAGACGGTGATAGCCACAATGGAAACTACCGATTTAGAAATCATTCTTGATGATATTGATGTAGAAAAAGTATTAGATACATATAAGATTAATAAAGATACAATGGATACAAAAATGTACACTAGTATATCCGACCTTGGAAAGTCGGCACAATCCATTTCTTTCTTGGATGAATCAAGACAATCTCATGTATGTGGAGTAAGTATGATTGATTACAAAAAGAACTCTGTAATTAATAACTTTGATAAATACAATTGTTACTGGTGTAAAAATCCATTCCTAACTATTCCAATAGGATGTCCTATTCAATATTATCATAATAAAATTACAAAAACGTACAGTTCCAATATAAACAATGAAAAGTATATAATTAAAGAAACAGTTGATAATACATTTCAACCTAGAGATGATAATATTGTTCTAGAAACAAAAACATATTACGAAACAGATGGTTTATTTTGTTCTTTTAACTGTTGTTATTCATGGATACATGATAATAAACATAATAGTTTGTATAACCTATCTGAAACTTTATTATTGAAAATGTATAATGAATTTACAGGAACTATAGACTTAGTTCCTTTAAAGGCACCTCATTGGCGTAATCTCAAAGAATATGGAGGTACTCTATCTATAGATGAATTCAGAAGAGGGTTCAATAAAATGGAAATACAAAATCATGGTACAATGAAGAATATATTTCCAGTCTATAAAACAATATCTCACTTGTATGAAAAGAAAATTAGATTTTAATATTAATAATTCATATTAAATTGCATCGTCTCTGGTCTCTTTTCTCTTAATTTTATAGTAGAATGAGAACGAAGACCATGTTTATTAAAATCTCCGTAAACCTGTGTCCAAGCAGATAAAGAACGATTATTATTCTCTTGTTCTATATCTGTTTTAATCGTGGAATATATTATCTGAATAGTTTTTTTAATCAAAGTATTTATGTAATTAGAAGGTCGTGCACTATCAGAAGGTACAATGTAACGAGAGTAAATATCACCGGTTGGTGGACGATAACTTATGTATACGTCATTCATTACCTCATTGATTCTTTCATTGGGTACAACGATAGGTCTTCCAGAAGGATGAACACCATCTAATAATTTAGTTATTTCTCTAGATATATAGTGTGTAGTATCTTGACTGAAAAAGAATTTACTACAATCACTATCTGACTGAAATCCAACATATCTTGTAAAATTTAAATTAGTCATTTTGTTTATATATAATATTATTTAAAACATAAATTAATACCTTTTAGAACACATGAATAATTACAAAACTATATTATTATATAGTAAATTTTCAAATATATGTTTATCACTTAGAAGTACACTAAAAGAATGTCCTATTAATATTGAAGAACAAATAAATCTCGAATATGTGTGTATTGATAATCCTGTGATTAGAAACTTGATTTTGAAAAACAACAATTTAAATATTAAATACGTTCCATGTCTTATAACTGTATCTGAAAAACAAAAACAAGTTTTTCAAGGTCAACAGGTTGTAAATTGGTTTGAACAGATTGTTAGAAAAGAGATGGAAAAACTACCTTCTCTCCCTCCAAGAGATGTTAATAACACTACTAATAAGAAAAAGAAGACAACTAGTGTTTCAGAATTATTTGATTCCGATGAAACTGAAAATGAAAGTAATATCGATAATGACATAATATTCAATATACAAGAAAAAGAGGAAAACGTGGAAAAAGAGGGAAAAGAGGAAACTAAGAGTACTGCTATGTCTATGGCTTTGAAGATGCAAAAAGAAAGAGATGTTATGATGAATAACACATCTAAAAATGAGTTATAACAAAAATAACTTAATATAAAACGATGAAAAAAACAAAATTAAATTTGATATTGGATTTAGATCAAACACTTTTATCAGCAGAAGAACCTAATTCTAATGTAAATTCGGTACACAATCTGACAGCACATTATATGCATGGTATGTATAAAATATTTGAACGACCCGGTCTACAATTCTTTCTCGATTATATTTTCGATAATTTCAACGTATCGATATGGACTGCAGCAAGTAAAGAATATGCAGTTTATGTAATTGAAAAAATAATAATAAATAACCGTCCTGATAGAAAAATACATTGGGTTCTATTTTCATATCATTGTGAGATATCTAATTCCATTACTGGTTGTGACAAAGATATAAGTTTACTGTGGAATCACTTCAATATAAAAATGTTTAAACCTGAAAATACATTTATAATAGACGATAATATAAATATATGGAAACATCAAAAAGATATCGTTATTAATATACCAGGTTTCTATCCATTGGAAGATAATCATCATAAAGATAGATATCTTTTATTGATAAACACTTATCTAGAACAGATGAGTAGAAAACCCATAAAGATGAAAAACTATATTAAAAAAATAAATGATTTATTCAATAACGGTGAATATATATAAAATTAAACTAACTACCAATGTCCGAAATAGACAATTTTGATTTGTTTGAACAACTTTTGTCCAAGTATGAAGAAAAAGAATTGGGTTCTTCTACTAACAAAATATGTGAACATAAAAATATAGTGTATGAACATAATGTACCTATATGTACAGATTGTGGAGAAGAGTTTAACCGTAAAATAAATCATGAAAAGGAATGGCGATATTACGCTAAAAAAGATGGTAAATTTGTTTCAGATCCAAACCGAGTTACTATAAGAAAACAAGATGAAAGAAGTATATATAAAGATGTTCAAAATATGGGTATAAGTGACAATGTAATATTCAATGCTGATAAAATATATAACAAGATCACCAAAGGTCAAATATATAGAGGGAAATCAAGAAAAGCTGTTATATTCGCATGTGTTTTTCATTCATATCGTAATATGGGTAACCCTCAAACACCTGAAAATCTTATTAAACAGTTCAAAATTAGTCGAAAATTAGGTCTTAAAGGTCTTAAAATAGTTAGTATAAATGCACCAAAAGATATAAATGTACATTCTACCAGTATAACTGTTGAATATATAATTAAAAATATAATGGAACAATTCTGTGGGACAGAAAACCAAGTAAATGAAGCGATAAAGATATATAAAAATATTAAAAATAAATCTTCCAAGTTAAACAGATCTAGACCTAGGTCTCTTTCATCATCTATTGTTTACTATTGGATTTTAAAGAACGATATAAATATATCTATAAAAGAATTTTCCAAAAAGGTTGAATTATCAGAACTTACTATACAAAAAAATATAAAGGAAATAGAGCATGTATTTTCATTGTTCTAAGTTTATGATTTTTAATATCGTCAAGGTATTAAAAATCAATTTCTTAATGGTTATATTGAGGTACTGGGTGTTGTGTTCTACGTCGAATCCTATAATGTGTAGGGTTCGCATTTGTGTACTTATGTCCTTTAAAACTACCAGAACAATTAGCATGAGGTACAAATCTATAAGGTAATACAGTATAATCCTCTTCTTCTGTGTCTTTGGAGTTTTCAATGTTACAATAAGCATATCTTAACAATAATACAATCGAGATTATTATCACTGATAATAACCTCGATTGTATTGTAAATAACATTATAATACATACAACAACAAGAAAGAAATCAAACAACTTCATTCTTTCATTACAATCACAGTTGTTTTCATCATCTTTATGTCCATCTTTATGTTCATCTTTACTAAGGGTAATATTTTCATAGTTTTCTTTGTAATACATATTTAGTATTATAATGATATTTTTTTTAGTATATCGAAATTTCTAATGAGTTGGGATATTATCACACCACCATCAAATAAGATTCTATCACTTTCTAATAATAAATTCTGGTAGTCACACCATACTGTTTTATATTGATCTTGTAATTCTCTTTCTACATGTATAACACGGTTTAGTTTAGATTGTAAATAACTAAGTTGGTCTATTTCATCTATATCTTGTTTCCATCCACGTCCTATAGCTTTGTTGTCAATACGACGCTCCTTTATCACACTAATTTTATTTTCAACTATTTGTTTCGATGACAATGTTTTTTCCATTAACAATCGGAGTTTACCCATCACTTCGTTTAGTTTTGAACGTTTTAATTCTATCTTTTTACAATATTCAAACAAATTACTATTATGTAATAACAATTTGTTTATGTTACGTGTCTGTTTTATTTGATTGTATTCCAAATTCTGAATGATTCCAGTCTCTATTTTTACAATATCTTTCTTTGTTTTTGATACATCAGTATAAACCTTATCCAAAGGTACCAAAATCATTAACGTCTGATCATTCTTCTGATAAGGCATTATTCTCCAATATTGGATTTTATTACTAATAAAAGATACATTCAGTATTATATCGTCTTTGAAAAAACACACCTTATACTCTAATGATTTAACACATAACTTATAACGTTGCATCTGTCTATAACAATCTGATAATACCTTGGTACTGTTTTCTTCATGGTTAATTTCAATATCATAACCATCTGTAAGTTCTTTTTCACTCATATCAATACCACCTTCGTTAATATCTATATGTAAATCATTCCAACCTTTTTGTAAATCTACAGTGTCTGGATATTCAACGATTCTATCTTCTTTGAAACTTGGTATTTCCTCCTTCTGTATTTCTACATTTTTAATGAAATTTATATTTACATCTATAACTATATTATAAGATGGTTCAATATACATACAAAATAACTGACCATGGGTTTGTAATATACATTCAATAAACACGACTTTACCATTATAACGGTAAAAACGTTTTATAATAATATCATTCTTCTGTAAAAAGAAAAATAACTTTCTTATTGATATACTTTGCATCCGTGTCCTATCTTTATTCCTTTCCACCATCTTGTTTAAGATAATTTAAAAACATCAATTCTTTCTACAAATCATGAATAATACACAAGACTTAATTTCATCACTACCAGTCGATGAAACTGAAAACGTAAATGAAAATCAAAAAATAATGTTATCCAATATATTAGGTGATAATAACGTTGGAAACTCTTTTCTAAATTCAGAAAATATCGATTACAGAGAATATATCCTAATATCAATATTACTCATTTTATTCTCACTACAGTCTGTAGATAATATCATTCTTTCAATACTCCCAGAAAAGGTAAGAACAATGTATTTTGTTTCAGCCATAAAAATCACATTGTTCCTTATAATATACACAGTTGTTATGAAAGTGTACTTGTCACCAAACTCATAATCGAATGTCTAAAATACCATAACGCAGTCACTATACTCGTAAAAAGTAAAGAATACAGTAACATCTTTTTCTTATTAATTATATTATCGGTCAAAATAAATTTAGGACGTATACTTACCAATAACACAACAAAAATAATATATAATACACCTATAAACATCGCTTTCCTGACCAAAGGATGATTGAAAAACCCCTTTTGTTCAGTCCCACTCTCTGAAATACTTTCAACACTTTCGTGTAATCTATTAATGTCAGTATCATAGTCAATCATTTTATTATATACAAATTGGTAATTAATTTTATTATCTTTCAGTCTTAAAACTATTTAAAGATATAATAAAATTAATTAATTCAAACTAAAAGAATTTAACTTTTAATTTGTCCCCCTCTAATAACCTCTACAACCATTTTTATTGTTTATTTTTATATTAATGTGTAAATTTACATTTTATTCCGTATTTACAAGAACCAGACTTAGCAAATTGAAAACACTTTCTAGGACGTTGGTTATTGTAATTAGGACGTTGGTTATTGTAATTAGGACGTTGGTTATTGTAATTAGGACGTTGGTTATTGTAATTAGGACGTTGGTTATTGTAGTTACGACGTTGGTTATTGTAGTTTTTAGTTGGAAGATTAATCTTTATAGTACTAAAATCAATTTTAATTATATTTTTTTTCTCCTTCTTTTCCTTCTTTTCCTTCTTTTCCTTCTTTTCCATCTTTTCCATCTTTTCCGTCACATGTAAAGGTTTAGAATTGTAATTCAAGTCAACATTTATGTTTTTAAATTCATTCATCATCTTATCCTCTTCTTCCTTCATCTTTTGGACATCTTCCGTTTCTTCCCCTTCTTCCGTTTCTTCTCCCTGTTCACTCTCTTCCTTGATTTCAATTTGTTGAATCAAGTTATTTTTAACATCCCATACTTTAGTAACGGATTCTTGTTGATTTTTCTTCAATATTTCCTTTCTTTCCTTTCTTCTCTCAGCCCTACGTTTTTGTAAAGCTTCATCAACACCCTTTAGTTCCAAAACTTTAGGAGCTCTTCTTTTCCTCTGAACAAGAACAACATTCCCCACTTTAGCAGAGGAAAATACATCCTTCTTTTCCATACTCTCTTTAGTAAACACATTTTCATGTTTCTTCTCTCGGTCTTCCTTACCAACATCCATAGACCAATCACATAACATTTCCTTCAACCCTCTCATTTTAGCATCGTGTTTTTGGTCAAACACATTTTTCCACTTTAACCATTTAGTCTGATACAACTGCTTATAGTGTAGTTCAGCTTCTTCCAAAGTTTCGAACTTACTTTTAGAAGAAGATAGTTGAACAATAACAGGAGCGATTGTTCTACGTGATTGATTAATCACAGATTGCGTATTGAATTTCACTTGAGAAAACATTTTAGTTTTTTGTTCCTTAGTTGCCTTTAAACCCCTTTAAATATTCATTTTTTTATGGTTAGATGGGGAAAGATGGGGAAAGATGGGAAAGATGGGGAAAGATGGGAA